AAGTTCAAGAACAACATCACCCGCTGCATCAGGCCAATCAGTATTATCATTATCTGTAGGAGATACAGAGAACTCTAAACTTCCCCAGTTGGATAAATCATCAGGTCTGATTCTCCAGTTTCTTGATCCATTACTACCAAAGTTTTGGAATGAAATACCAGCAGCAGATTTAAGAGTGATACCTTTAGCATTTCTACCATCATTCTTAGTGGTAAGACCACCAAGAAGAACATCTCCGACAGAATTTATCAAAACTCTGGTAGAACCATCTGTTTGTAATCTAATATCACTATTAGCAAACTCTGCTCCAGTGTCAGAACTGATCTTCAATGAAGTTCCATTCTGTTCAATAGATGAACGTGCAGAGTTATCTATCAAATTAAGAACCGAACCAGCATCACCACTCTTTACATTAAGAATAGTATTACTAGTCGCATGATAAAGATCTAAAACACCGCCAGGAATTTCACTTCCAATACCAACATTACCAGCAGAAGTTATACGAACTTTCTCCGTGCTATTCGTACCAAAAGTTAGTACATTAGTACCAGGTGAACTAATAGAAGTTCCGGCACCAAGACTTACCATTCCACCAACGGTAATATCAGTGCTAATGGCAACATTAGTAGCGTTGATATTTACACTATTAGGACTAGTGATCGTTGGTGTGCCTGATGCACTGATCAAATTAAGTTCCTTTACGCCAAAACTTTTATCTGCCATTTCAAGTTTTTTATGTATTTAGGATTGCTTGATTGATATGCCAGTGATATCCAAGTTACTTATACTAGGAACAGCATCATTGGCAGTTTCATCGTGCAATAATCTTTTCTCTGCACCTCTCATATTATATGCACCAGTCCAATAAGTTGTTTGGGTATCATCAGTATATTCATCCTGATACTTATCAGTCAGCTTTGTTCCTCTATTTTTCAACCACTCTTTTACTTGTGCTGATGTTGCACCAGGATTCATTTGCATATAAAGAGCAATAACACCAGATGCTACAGGAGCTGCCGCACTTGTTCCATTGAAGTTTGTATCATAAAAACGAGTATCATCATACCTTTCATAATCTTCATATGAAGATACTCCATTTGTTCCTGGTGCTAACGTTTCATCAGCAGGTGCCCATACGTCAATACCAGGACCATTATTAGAGTATGATGCTTTCCTTTCAGAGTAGTCAGTAAGTATGAATTCATCCATAGCACCAACACAAATGACTGGATGGAAGTCAGCAGAACTATCAAACCCAATACCTTGTGGGTTCATCCAGTCCCTATGATTACAAGGACAAGCATTACCTGGGAACTCCGATCTAGGGTCACCGCTACTAAACCAGTCATCATCCATGTAGTTTAAACGATCTGGATCATCAGCACCAACACCCAGTCTCTGGTTGTTGTTTCCTGCTGCAGCGACATAGATAACGCCTGCATCTATCAGTTCATCACCAGCAGTGTTGATAGATGATGAGCGTGAAGATGATGACCAAGACCTGTATGCACCAGTAACTTGATTGGAAAGACCATCTTTCATTGCAGTTACTTGATCAGTAACAGAAGCATTACCAGTAAATGAACCTGTCGATCCTCTAAACTTATAACTGACAGAATCGTTTGATGCAAATGCTGCTTGATATCCCCAACTACCATTAACGACAGTGGGGTTCTTTCTACCAGTTTCTGTATTGACTGGTTTGTTACGATGCCAGATCTTTATCAGATCATAGTTTGCTTCAATACCCATTGAAACAGCATCACCAATACCAGGCATGTTCCAAATGTTTGCTTCAAAAGCAATGCCCATGTAGTTACCAGCAGCAAGACCAGCACAAGCAGTTCCGTGTCCGCTACTCATTCCATTTGACCCATCAAGGTTATCACCCATTGCATTCGCAGCAGTGTAAGCAGCAGGTATTGATACAGTGCCCTCTGACTGAAAAGCAGCAGAACGGTTAGAAGCATTCTCCCACCAACCCTCTGCAGATGCTGTCGTTATACCAGTTCTACCATCTGGTTTGGTATAAGTAAAATTGTTTGTTGTGAAATAATCAGGGTCAATATGATAAGGTCCATCAAGAACAATATCATTTACTCTTGATTGTCCATTGACCATGAACTCTGGGTGATACTGAAGAACACCAGAGTCGTGAATAACAATATCAACATTCTTTCCAGTAAGACTGTAACTTACATCATCATTAATAACTGGAGGGTTACCAGTTACGTTTGGCCAACTATCTCCGTTGGTTTGAACACCTACTCTCTTTACTGCCCAACTTGTTCTATACAACTCAGCAGAAGTAGGGCTTGTTGCTGGTGGTGCATTAGTAGCACTTAGATCTCTGTATATTTTTGTATTACCACGAAACCTTTTTGTAGCAGGTGATGGTTCAGGAAACGCTTCAGGGTTATCAGTAGGAGATAACTCAATCCATTTAACATGAGGATGTGCACCAATCTCTGCTGCTTCATCTTCAGTCAACTCATAGGTTCCTCTTGTAGGACTATGATTCTTGCTATCTGTGCAGGTTACTTGTCGATCAGGAATACCATCTTGGTTGGAGTCAACTATAAGAGCATCGTGTATCTCACTCCAATACTCAGGACTTGTAACCGCTAATGTGTATTTCTTCATCGCATTGTCTGTCTAGTGACTCTATAGGTGGTAGTTCCAGTTACACCTGTCTCTGGTGTTGCTCTAAGTCTTAAGTTTCCACTGTTAATATCAGCACTCATTGAAACAAGCAGTCCACTCTTGTGCATAATACCATACTCTTGAGAATATGCAGTTGTTCCATCCTGCATCACAAGAACTTTCTGTGCTTGCATGTTGCTTCCATTCTCAATATGAACTGTATACTCAACAGTCTTGATATTATTATTTGATACGCCTGAAATAGTATCGACCGTTTGTGCGGTTCCGGCAGAAGCAGTCCAAGAACCAGTTGTGACCTTATCACCTATAATAACAATTCTACCAACCATACCACCGTGACTGGTGCATTGATAGAATAAAAGATCAGGTGCATCGTGCTGAACATTGAAAACAATATTGCCTGATGATGCACCGTTATTAGTTACTTCATCACTATATGCATTTCCACCACTATTGTATCTAATTTGGAATGGATGTGAACCACCTGAATTATTGATAAAAGTATATCTCTGACCTCTTACCAAATACAAAGTTGGGTTGTCTTCAGTTCCATCATTACCAGGACCTGTAAACCTATATGCACTTGAACCATTAGCAGTTACAGTCCAAGTGACTTGAGAATCTGTGTTATTACTACCACCTGCGGCACCCTGGGCACCATCAGCACCTTGAGCACCTGTGTTCCCTGTTCCAGTATTTCCCTGATGACCTTGTGCTCCTTGGGCACCGTCATCTCCTTGAGCACCAGCAGCTCCCTGTGCACCCGCAGCACCTTGAGCACCTGCGGCACCTTGAGCTCCTGTTCCACCGCCTCCACCACCAGCAGCACCTTGATGACCTTGAGAACCTTGGGCACCATCAGTTCCTGCAGCACCTTGAGCACCTGTAGCTCCAGTATCACCTTGGGCACCTGTTCCACCACCGCCACCACCGGCAGCACCTTGAGCACCTGTAGCACCAGCGGCACCTTGAGCACCCGTAGCACCAGTTGCACCTTGTGCTCCACCAGTCGCACCTTGATGACCTTGAGAACCTTGGGCACCAGCAGCACCAGTAGTTAAGACACGAGTCCAAGAATCTCCATTCCACTTCCAAGTGGTCCCATTCTCAGTGTGCTGTTGATTAAGAGTAGGGCTATTGGGGAAATTTAGTGCCATTATCTACTTTTATTTGTATTTATGAAGGCTTCGTTGGCCAAGTGACACTTGTAATACCTGTTCTATCTGTTCCACCAAGCACTGGAGTTGAAACTGAAGGTAAGTCTCTCAACTGTTGACGATAAGTTACATAAGAACTCCGTATACCGACCGGAACATCATCACCCTGACTCCAATCACTTTGAACCAATAACCTATCTCTTTCTCGACGAAGG